TCCCGCAACTCACGGGGTTGGGCCGGGGTGGGGGTTTCAAACCCCCCGCCGCTACAGGTCGTCCTAAAGGCCGTACGACACGGCCTAAGCCGATGTATGCCCTGCATGAGAACTCGGAAACTACTCCTGAGTACATGAAGGTCGCTAAAGATCTTATGAAGACCTACGGTACGAGTGAACTCCCGTCCGGTCTTCAGCCTCGGTGGATGCGTAACCGCATCAATAAGAACATCTCAAAGGGTATGACAAAGGGAAACTGATATGGCTTATTCACCCCGACCTTTTAATGCCCCCATCAATAGCACCCAGTTTCGCAGGTCTATTCAGCGAGTAGCGAATATGGCTCTATCTCTCCCTGAGCATATAGTTGAGGAAGGGCTTAATTGGTACCCATCTGTCCACGATGCAACAGTTCGGCAGTCAAAAGAACAAGGGTTGTCACTAGCGCAGGGTGCTGGAATCGTGTCAGCGGTTTCACCAAACATGGATTTTGACGCCCGAAACATCAATGCTCTTGATGAGATTTCTAATCTTACTGGCGAGCACTGGAACATGATCAAGCGCTCTGCCGGAGGATCTAAACGACATCCTGAAGTTGCAGCAATGCTAAAGGAGGTTGCACCTAGTTTAGGTCACGCCCCTGATCGCAACTTGATGGACGCTCATGATATTTATCATGGCGGTAGAGATGTATTTGACGTACTTAATCCACGTACCGGACCAAAACGGAACAGGTTTGCTAGAAACATCATTAATCCCAGCGATCCGGTTCCGGTCACTATCGATGGTCGCCAAGCAGACATTATCGCCAATAGATATCGTCCGTGGACATGGAGTGGAAGAGGTATTAGCAGCGCTGATCTACCTACCGGAAAGACCACTCGTTATGAGGCTCACGAAGAAATTATGCGTAGAGCATCTAACGTCGTTCGTCAGGAAGGACCTAGGTCCATGCGTGACATCAGTCCTTCGGGACTACAGGCGGTCACTTGGTTGGGCGGTAAGGCTCATGAAAGGTCTTGGCCCACTAAAAGCGGCGAGCCTAGGAAAATAGGAGTCCCTAGGAGAGGCCAGCGTTATACCGATCAGCAACAGCCTTAATCACATTCCAAGCACGACGCTCAGCAATGATTATCTCTTCAACATTTTCTTCTTCATCAGCACTCGGGTCATTGACTAACCATAGTGCGTCATGAATTACTTTAAATTCTTCTTCTGTAAGTTCGATCATATTCGGTTAGGGTAGGCAGTAATGGGACAAGCACACAACCTAAGTCCGCACATTCTTGAGAATCTTGAAAAACAGATCAATCAAGATTACGGTGGTTTTACTGTGAAATCTCACGGGCCAAACGTAGGTCAGCCCGCCAAGGATTCCTACATGGTAGGACTTGCTCAGCACGGGCAGAACAACATGGCTTTACCGATCACTGCTCAGCAGATCAGTGACTTCGCTGAAAGTCGTGGAGATGCTCTTTCTGAAGACGCCAACTATCTTGGGGGCTTCAACGATACGGCTAAAGGCGAGCGAGGTAAAAACCCCGGATCGCTTGACGTGTCGAAGGCGTTTCCTCGTAGTGGAGGTCTTGCTCTTCCCATGATGCAGGCGTATTACGGCGGCAAGCGTCCTGAAGACTCAATAGGAATCCTCAATGAGAAGGGCGAATACGGAGGAGAGATTCCTACAATTAACCCAATTGGGATGCTGTACTATCACGACGAATGATTACATCACCTGTGACTGAATCGTAAAGAGGAAGCGCAGGCTTTGGAATGCTGTAGTGTTCCTCACATGTAATCCAACCATCTTGGGTGTACCACCCTCCGGTCAGGCCACAGATCTGACAAAAAGGACGCTTAAAATCGTACTTACTCTTCATGCGATGTAACATAGCAAACCGAATCCTGTACTGCAACAGATTTCCATCAAGAGTTTTCAGACCCTTTCTGATAAAGTGGTAAAAGTATGTCGCTAAACTTCTATCCTCCCTCATACCGAGCAGCAGCGAGCGATCTTACCGTTGCCATTTCGCCGCTCGGTCTGGTGGAGTTGGCAGACGAAGAGTTCGAAGTTCATGGACCTCGTCTAAACAGGTACGCAAGTAACTGGGCGTGGTATCTAGGTCACCACTGGGCCTATCGCAGGGAGTTGGGTGAATCTCAACTTTCTTTTAATTATGTAAAAGCGTTTGCTGATTACATGACTAACTTCACCTTTGGAAAAGGTGTGGAATTCGGTGCTCCTGAGGCCACCCAAGGTGTTATTCCCTATCTTCTGAAGCGGGCATGGGAACATGACAACGACAAGGCGACGACTCTTTGGGAAATGGGACAGTTCGGTTCCGTATCCGGCGATGTGTTCGTCAAGATCGCTTACGAAGAAGCCTTTGTGGATGCTGCCGGGAGAACTCGTCCCGGCAAGTTCCGTATCCTACCTCTGAATCCGGCGTTCTGTTTCCCTGAATGGCATCCGCACGACCGTACACGCCTTATTAGATTCAAACTAAAGTATAAGTTTTGGGGCACAGCCTCTGACGGTGCTCGTCAGGTATTTACCTATACAGAGATCCTGACTGAGGACTTCATTGAGGAATACATCAATGATGAGCGCATCGACCAGCGTCCTAATCCGCTGGGGGAGATCCCAATTGCTTATACGCAGAACATCCCCGTTGCGTCGTCCCCGTGGGGCTTGGCTGATATTACTGACATCGTCCCGCTCAACCGTGAGTTCAACGAGAAGGCGACCGAAGTCAGCGACATCATCAACTACCACGGATCTCCAGTAACGGTCATCATCGGTGCCAAGGCATCGAATCTTGAGAAGGGTCCCAAGAAGGTATGGACAATCGGCACGAAGGATGCCCGAATCGAAAACCTGTCCATGGACACGAACTTTGCGGGGATCATGGGCTACATGGAACTGATCAAGCAGGCCATGCACGAAATGACGGGCATTCCTGCTCAGGCCCTAGGTCAGATGCAGCCGATCTCCAATACCAGCGGAACCGCCCTTGCTGTTCAGTACCAGCCCCTGATGCAGAAGTACAATCTGAAGAAGATTCAATACACCCGTCTGTTCAAGCGGATCAACGAATTGATCATCCTTCATGCCGCTGTAAAAGAGCCTCAGGCGCTGGCCTATAACCCGTATATCGCCACTATCCCGCTCCGACCGGGCCAGTACGAGATGCTAGATCCGGGAGACCCGGTCACCTACCAAACATCTGTTCACTGGCCCGAGCCTCTTCCGGTCGATGTACTTATCAAGATCAATGAAATTCAGGCCCGCATGGCTATGGGTCTTGAATCGAAGCGTGGCGCTCTTCGTGATCTTGGTGAGATGTTCGCTGAGCAGAAGATCGCTGAAATCAACGATGAGATGATGGAAGACACTAAGGAACAGGCTGCCCTCAATCTCATTCAGGCACAGGCTTCTCAGTTCATTATTCAGGCCACGGGCATGACGCCTGACGGTCAGCCTCTGATTCTCCCCGGTCAGGACATGGGTGATGGACAGATGGCACCAGTTGTAGACCCCAACTTAGCGATGCAGATAATGCAGATGGCGTATGAAGTAGACCCGCCTGAGCGTGAAACCTTCGAATAAATGTCAAGGGTTTGCTTGGATATACCCAAAAGTGTGGTATATCTATATGTACCGGAAAACCAATTGTTGAAAAGGACAAGACCCATATGACGCAGGAAGTTACTGATACGAATGACGGTTTCATCGTCGGTGCCGATCCTAAAGAAGCCCCCCGAACGGCGGCTACTTGGGCAGAGGTACAGGCAGAGACCATGGCAGGGAACATCCTTGTTCCCACTCAGCAGCCTGTAGAGCAGGTCGCTGTGGCCGAATCCTCTTTTGAGGATAACCCCCGTTTTTACACCGATGAAGACCTTGAGCGAGTCCGACGTGAAGAGAAGGACAAACTTTACGGTCGAATTCAATCAATGGACGATCAACTGAAGGCCATTACCAAGGAACGAGAGGCCGCTGAGGCAGCCCGCCGAGCCGAGGTTGAAGCACAGGCTGAACGTGCTCGCATTGAAGAAGAAGAGTCCATGAAGGTACGGGACCTCCTTAAGCGTAAGGAGGAGGAGTGGGCAAGCCGCTTCACCGAACTGGAAGGACGCTACGAGCAGGACCGGGCAGTTTTTGAACGTGAGCGCCGATTCAATGAGTTGGAGTCTTACCGCCAAGAACGAGTTGCCCAAGACTCGGAATACATCATTCCCGAACTCCGTGATTTGATTCGTGGAAATTCGGAAGAAGAGATCGATGCCTCCATCGAAGAGATGAAGGCACGGACTGCCGCCATTATGGGACAAATGGAAGCCTCGGTTTCCTCCCAGCGGCAGGCTATGCGGGGAGCAGCACCAACTGCTCCTCCTGTGGGGCCAATGGAACAAATGGAGACGTACGAATCGATTACGCCGGATGATATCCGGTCCATGGACATGGAAACGTATAAGCGCTATCGGGCAAGCCTTCTCAACGCTGCTGGCCGTCAGTACCGAGGCTAACGGCAGAAGTAACTTCCCTATCCATCAAGCCAGTCCATAGGAGGACATCCCATGGCTTTTCAGATCCCCGACGGATCTGCCATCACCGGTACTAACCGGGTTGCTGGTGGCATTAACGGCACAGCGTTCAGCGCTCCTGCCGGTTACGACACCTCGTTTGCAGGTGCGAACATCACTGGTGGCTACGGCGCAGGTGTGACCGCTGGTACCTCACTTATGGGTCCAGCGATTCAGACCGTGTGGTCGAAGGAGATTCTCTTTCAGGCCATGCCCGTACTCCGCTTTGAGCAGTTTGCTGTAAAGAAGACGGAACTTGGCGTCATGCCGGGTCTTACCGTCAACTTCATGCGCTACAACAACCTTCCGATCCCTTCGGGTCCGCTGGTTGAAGGTATCCGTATGAAGACCTACGGCATCACCGCCCAGCAGTACCGAATCACGGTTGCAGAGCATGGCTTCGCAATCGCCGTTTCGGAACTCCTTCTGAACGCCTCGTTCGATGACGTTATGGCCTCGGCCTCACGTCTTCTTGGACGCAACATGGCGCTCTACATGGACACGCAGGCTCGTGAGACGCTTCAGTCGGCTTCCAGCACGGTTTACGGCTACAGCGCTCCTTCCGACCTGACCACCGGTTACGGTATCTACAACAAGGGTACGCAGGCTGACTCCGGCACCATTGGTGACGGTGGCTACTTCCTCACCCCGCACGCCGTCAAGGATGCAGTGCTTGAACTCTCAAGCAAGAACATCCCACGGCTCGGTGAGACCTACGTCTGCTTCATCCACCCGTCGCAGAGCCGTCAACTCCGAGACACCCCGGAATTCATCGAAGTTTCGAAGTACGCCGCTCCCGGTAACTTCATGCTCGGTGAAATCGGTCGTCTCTACGATGTCGTGTTCATCGAAACCACTCAGGTTGGTCGTCCGCTGGCAAACCCGGCTGACTACATCAACACCGCCTACGACGATGGAACCCCCGCCGCATGGCGTGGAGGAGACTCGGCTGTGGACGGAAACGCCCTCACCGAGGGTATCGAAGACGGTCCCGCCCTTGACGGCCTTGACTCGGATTCCGAGCCGAGTGCAGTCGCAACTCCGGGCTGGGATCAGTACTGGCCGTCTGACTTCACTGTCACCCCGGACACCGAGCAGTTTGAGGCTCTCATGCTTGGCGACAACGCCTTCGGTCATGCGATCTCTCTGCCGGTCGAACTCCGTGACGGTGGTGTTCTTGACTTCGGTCGTGAGCACGCCCTTGCGTGGTACAGCATTTGGGGCTTCGGCCTCATCACCGATTCGGCTGTCGTCAAGATCCGTACCAACGGCTGATCTGACAACTGATTCATTCGGATGCGGGGGTGGGTCGTCATGGCCCACCCCCGTGTGCGATACTTGTAAAAGCAGTATTAATCCACTAACAGGAGAACCCACCGTGCCTGCACCTAAGCGTGTTAACCCTCAGAATGAGGAACGTAATGAAGAAGTTGAGGGCGGGGTCGCCACTCTCTCTAGCGTAACTGCTGGTCCAGCAGTGCCCGAGGTAGAGGTAGATCCAATCGTCGCAGAAGCCCCTCAGCAGAGTGGCGTCAGGACTGTGGTCATTCGTGTAAACGACAACGTCGAAGAGATGTCGTACATCGCAAATGGCCGCAAGGAGCGCTACACCTTTGAAGCCGGTAATCGCTACCGGGTCCCGATCTACATTGCCGCAGAACTTGAGGGTCTCGGCAAGATTTGGCACTAAGGAGCCATCCAAATGGGTATTGCAACTGTTCACTATCTCTCCATGAACGTGCGAGACGGTCAGGTCGCTCTTGACCATGCTGGTACCGATTACGAGGATGTTGAGTACACCTACGAACTCACCAGCCTTCAGCCTGAACTTGATTACGTAATCGACTGGGGCGATGAATCGACCGACGAGATCACGACGGACGTAGATGGTGCCTACACCGCTACCCATACGTACGCTGATCCCGATACCTACACGATCACTGTTACTCGTGTAGATACGGAGCAGATTGCAGCGCAGGAAACTGTAGTAATCGCCGTCGACTGATAGTTAGGAGCAAAAAACTATGGCGCTCCGTGATGGTTTTATCATCCCGAACGCATCCACGTACGCTCCTGATTTTCAGACTGCACAGCCTGATCAGGGCGATTTCCTGATCCTAGGTAACGGTCAGTACGGTGTTATTACGGGTTGTAAAGTAACGCTTGTTGGAACCACTGCCAGCGTTGGCGCTGGTCCACATACCCTTGTGGTCAACGGTGTTATTTATTCGATGTCAGAAAATCAGAACGTGGCGGTGGCACCGGAAGGTGCTAACCCCCGTTTTGATCTCATTGTCTTTGATACCGCACAGGCTCAGCCGTTCTGTGTTGTAGCAGGAACCCCGTCCGCAAACCCGGTATACCCGGAGATCAACAGCACCATGACTGTGCTGGCGGCGGTATTCATTCCCGCTTCGGGGGGCAGTGGAAACCTCCATATCATTGACAAGAGGAACCTACTTCAGACGAGTGTCGTCGGTAACAATGTTGCGAATATCCTCCGCAACTACGCCTCCGATGGTTCTAACGTCAAGGTAAACATCAGCGGCAATGGGACTATCTCTTGGGGATCAGGTTCAGCCGCTACAGACGCTTTCATTTCCCGCACTGGAGTCGGTCAGGTAACTGTTCAAAATGAACTTGTTGCCGATGTTCTCACGGCCAATGACGGGGCTACCGTCGCTGGCAAGGACGTTATTACGACCGAAACCATCGCATGGGGAACCGGAGCCGAACGTGACGCCACTACTCCCGATATCGGTGACGTATGGGTAAACACTTCTAACGGCGATGTAAGCGTCTACCGATCATATGACGATGGAAATGTTTGGACTTCCCTACAGCCGAACCTTCCAGCAGGCTCCGTCATTTCGTCATTCCTTACCCCCGACAAGATGGACGGATGGCTTCCTCTGCTCGGTGGTGACTACGCAACTGAAGAGGCTGGAAATCTTCCCGGTCTGTTCCCCAGTTGGGTAGACACTGGGCGTATCTACCTTCCTGATATGCGTGGACGCTTCCCTATCGGAGCGGGAAACTTCGATTCATTCGGTGGTTTCGTGAACGTAGAGCATGGAACTCGGTTGGACGACACCGGCTCCGTCGATGTAACTATCTCAACGTCGAATCTCCCATCTCACCGACATCAGGACGCCTCAGCAACTTCTACCGAGAGCGGTGGAAGTCATAGTCACAGTGGGTCTACCGATG